AAAGATGGTAAAGGAAAATACGGCCGTATTCTTGGTGAGTTTGTTGTGAATGATACAACACTAAATCAGTTGTTAATTGATACACACAATGCGGTTGCATACTACGGTCAGTCTAAAGAAGACATTGCAGAAGAGCATTTAACGAACAGAGAACTTGTGAGTGTAGAGAATTATCCGTAATGCCTGATATTACTTACCTCGGCAATCCAAACCTCAAGAAAGCTAACGTCGCCCAAAACTGGACGAAGAAAGAACTTGTTGAGTACCAGAAATGCATGGATGATCCTCAGTACTTTATTGAGAACTATGTAAAGATTGTTTCTTTGGATGAGGGTCTTGTGCCTTTTAAAATGTATGACTTTCAAAAGGAGATGGTAGGTACTTTCCATAATAATCGTTTCACTATCTGTAAATTACCCAGACAGTCGGGTAAATCTACCGTCATGGTTTCGTATCTGTTGCATTATGCCTTGTTTAACGCAAGTGTTAATATCGCAATTCTTGCGAATAAGGCTGCAACTGCTCGCGACTTACTATCACGTTTGCAACTTGCGTATGAACATCTTCCCAAGTGGTTACAACAGGGAGTAATGAGTTGGAACAAAGGTTCCTTGGAGTTAGAAAATGGTTCAAAGATACTTGCCTCATCTACTAGCGCTAGTGCTGTTCGTGGTGGCAGTTACAACATCATATTTTTGGATGAGTTCGCCTACGTTCCTAGCAATGTCGCAGAACAGTTTTTTTCCTCTGTGTACCCCACAATTTCATCTGGTAAGACAACAAAAGTAATGATCGTCTCCACCCCACATGGTATGAATATGTTCTATAAACTATGGGTGGATGCAGAAGAAGAGAGAAACGAGTACATTCCTATTGAGGTACACTGGAGTGAAGTTCCGGGCAGAGATGAAGCGTGGAAGGAACAGACGATTAAGAACACTTCTCAGGCTCAGTTCAATACAGAGTTTGAGTGTGAGTTCCTTGGTTCTATTGACACACTTATCGCACCATACAAACTGAAACAACTAACATATCGCTCACCGATACAGTCTAGTGCGGGTCTAGATGTTCATGTTGCTCCACAACCAGACCATACATACGTTCTCGTTGCAGATGTTGCGCGCGGAACATCAAACGATTATTCTGCATTTGTAGTTGTAGATGTGAGTGAAATACCGTACAGAGTGGCCGCAAAGTTTAGAGACAACGAACTGAAACCCCTTATATTTCCCTCTAAGATATACGATGTTGCAAGAGCATATAATCAAGCATTCGTATTGATTGAGGTCAATGATATAGGAGAACAGGTTGCCAGTGCGATGCAGTTTGACTTGGAGTATGACAACCTTATTATGGCTAGTATGCGTGGACGCGCAGGACAGGTCATTGGAGCAGGGTTCAGTGGTGGTCGAGCGCAGTTGGGGGTAAGAACAACTAAGGCTGTGAAAAAGATTGGCTGTTCTAATCTAAAACAGTTGGTTGAAGACAACAAACTTATTCTTGAGGATTATGACTGTATCAACGAACTTTCTACCTTTATTGTCAAGGGACAGTCATTTGAAGCAGACGATGGATGTAATGACGATCTAGTTGCATGTCTCTTTATATTTGCATGGTTGACAGACCAGACATACTTTAAGGAATTAACTAACAACGATATTCGACGGGTCATGATGAATGAACAACAGGACATGCTTGAACAGGACATGGCACCATTTGGTTTTGTTGTGAATGGTCTTGAGGATGAGAATATAGGTGAGATGGTTGATGAGTATGGAACACGATGGTCACCTATCATAAGAGATAGTTCTAGGAGTTGGTAATTAAACACCCTCACCGTATTTAATCCAACCACAAAATCTACGTTTTAAAAACTCTGTACCCCAACCGATTCCTAAACCAATTATACTTAGCCAGATTATTCCAGCAAACATTTCTGCAAAATCCATTTCTCCACCAGTTATAAATATCCAGTTTCCCAAACCATACTTTGAACCTAACATTTCTGCTGCGACCAATAACACCAATGACAAACTACCGCTTGTTCTAAATCCTGAGATTATCGTAGGCATACTATATGGTAAAACTATTTTCCGTAAAGTGAACCAGTAACCCGCACCACAAGTACGAGATGCTTCCACATAGATGGTGGGTGTTCTTATAACAGAATTGTATGCGATCAATATACTGGGAAAGAAAGCACCGATGAAGATAGTTGTTACTTTGCTCAATTCTCCTATTCCTAGAAGAACTATGAACAGAGGCAATAGTGCAATTTTTGGAATAGGAAATAAACAACTCACTAGTGGCATTATAAGTTTCTTCACATGGATATTAGTACCCATGAAGACACCAATGGTAGTTCCAATTAACATCCCAATTGACCAACCAACAACAAGTCTACACAGACTAATCCATAGGTTATAAAGAAAATTTGGGTTAACTGATAACTCAAAGAAAGTGGTGATTATATTCCATAAGCCCGGAATATAACCACCTCTTATTAATAGTTCCCATATAAGTACAACAGCAGAAATAGTTATGAGTGTATGTTTCATTCACCCAGATCAAAATATTTGTTGTTAGGATGTCGAGTTGGTAAATTTAATTTTTCCACTAGTAGGGTTGTGAATTCACTTAAACGAGGACCAACCGCACTAGCATTACTAATTCCATTCTTCTGTACAAATGGTGTATTAACAAGTTCGTCAATACCGTATTGAGCCCTTCTTACTTCAATATCTACTTTTTTACTTGTAGATACAATTGGACCTTCCAATGCAGATACACTTGCAGCAGGATTTTTAATAAAATCGTTTAGTAGTTGGCGTGATACCTCACGAAGAACTTTTACTGCTTGTGGATTTTTTGCTGCCCAATCTGCATTTACAGTAATTACTCGACTTACTGCCATTGGAAAGTGGTCACTAAGTTTAATGATGTTTAACTCGTCAATACCAATCCCTGCCTTTTCTAGATTAAAAACTACGGATGTTGTAAATGAAGTGATTGCATCAATATGTCCAGATACTAATGCAGGGACACGGGCGGGCATGTGTATAGGAACATTTATCCAGTTGGCAGATGTTACAGTAGTTAAAACCTTATTCGTAAAACTAGTGGGATGACTACCAAGTTTACGTCCATTCAAATCATCGAATGTCTTAATACCCGATGATTTAAGTGTAATTACTCCATTTTGGGCCTTATCATCAACGACAAGAATTGCTAAAATTTTAGGGTCAGGTGATTTACTATTGACAAGAACTACACCACTATAGTCATGGTATCCAATATCTGCTCTTCCAGTTGCGAGGGCCAAACCAGTTTTAACACTACCGGGGCCCTTTCCTACAAATTCAATATCTAATCCACGTTTAGAAAATGCACCGTCTTTGATGCCTTTCAGAAACCAACTGTGTACACCAAAGGGCCCAGTATCTATAATAAGTTTTGCTTGTGTTGATGCATGAACTGAAGACATGCATAGTAGTAGGGTAAATACCCCATAAATTAATGATTTCATAATTATACTCCTTTATGACTCAAATCATTCCGTATTATATATAGGTTAAATAAATTCGATTAGATCATGGATTTTCTTGATATAACAATTGTAACAAAGAATGACAGACTGATCAATTAGGTGAAATACCTCTTTGCGGCTCTCATCACTTGTTCCAACTCTTTTGGATACTTTGCGTATCTCTGCATCATGGGGATAGAATTTAAGACAAACGTGTTCTGCCTCACCACAGTGAATACAGGATTTGTCTGTGAGGAATTCGTTGAGAAGAAATACTCGTTTCTGGTAGTTTCTTCGTGAAACCTTTTTTATAGTGTCTTTGTATTTTTCATAATGTTCATTTGTCATGTGTTTATTTATATGATATAACACTTATAAAAACGAGTTTTGTAAAAGAGATTTTTTATAAATATCTGTATAACAACTACAACTCTTTAAGTTAGGAGTAAAGACATGGGATTTCTAGTTTCACCCGGCGTTCATGTACGGGAAATTGATCTTACTAATGTTGTTCCTGCTGTATCCACCTCTATCGGTGCTATTGCCGGTCCTTTTCAAAAAGGTCCAGTAAGTTCAGTTACCGCTATTAATTCGGAAGAACAGCTGTTACAAACATTTGGTAAACCAAACAGTTCAAATTTTGAGTTTTGGTTCACCGCTGCAAACTTCTTGCAGTATGGTGACGCACTCAGGGTGGTTCGTGCAGAATCAGCCATATTAAACGCTGGTGCAAACAGTGGTATCCTCATTCGTGACGATGACCATTATGAGGCCAGTTTCTCCACAGGTCAGGGTTCTCACGGTGAGTGGGCCGCTCGTACCGCTGGTACTTGGGGTAACTCAATCGGTGTGGATATTTGTCCTAGCGCCCGAGCATTCTCACAGCAACTTGGTTCTCTGAACCTAGTGAATGGTGCCGGTGCAGTTGGTGATTTGTCTATCACAGTTGATAATCAAGATGCAACTGATGCGACAATCGCAATCGGTGATATCATTCAGTTCTATACAGCAAGTGCTATTGTTGCAACCGTTAACGGTGCAATTACAGTTGCATCTAAAAACCTTACGGTTGATGGTGTTTCTGGGACACTTGCAGTTGGTCAACGTGTTCTTGGTGCAGGCATCTCTGATGGTGACGAGGTGGTTAAAATTGCCACAGTTACTTCGCAGACTGCTGTTATCCTTGATAAAGCAATCACGGTTGCAAACGATATTCCTTTGGTGTTCTCTGCAGCTGCGGGTCACACTAAAGTAGAATCGGGTAACGTAGAGTACGAAGTTACTGCTGTTTCGGGTGAAGTTCTGACAATTCGGGTTCTTGATGACCCTGCTGGTGGTGGTCTTCAGACGATTATTCCTGATAACTCTCTCATTCGTCGCCGGTGGCGTTTCAGTGACCTCTTTGATGCGCCTCCGGGCACATCCGATTGGTCAACTGCAAATGGTCGCGGTGAACTAGATGAATTGCACGTTGCAGTTTACGACACAACAGGTGACATCACTGGATTTGATGTTGATGTTAAAGGACAACGCACTGCGGCAGCTATCGAAGTGTTCCCTGCTATGTCTAAAAACCCAAGTGCAAAAACTACGCAGGGTGGTAATAACTACTATGCAGATGTTATCTTCCGTAGTTCTGGTTTCATCTACTGGACAGATCATCTGTCCGCTGGTTCTAACTGGGGTACAGATATTGCAACAGGGACGGACTACACACTGGTAAGTGGTGTTGATGTTTCTGCATTGACAGGTGGAACGGACGATTACTCTGTAACTGCTGGTGAACAGGAACTTGCTTATGACAAGTTTGCTGACACAGAAAATCTGGATATCAACCTCGTATTGGGTGGTCCAAGTTCAGCTGTTGCTGACACAATTGCTGGACATGACACTCATGTAACAATGATTACTGACCTTGTTGAAC